AGGTGGCCCACAGGCAAGCGGTGGTGGCTTTAGAGGCGCGGGTGGCTTTAGTGGTCTAGGCAATATAGCTAATATGCTTGCTGGTAATGAAAGCGAGCGCGTTGGTTATTACGATGAAGGTGGCCGGTTTTATGAGCCTTCAGCCCCAACTCCAGCGCCTACAGGGCAAGCTGCGATAAGCTCGCAACCGTCAATGGTAGATCCAATGAGCGCAGATTATCATGGTGCATTTTTTCCGATGGGGCCAGAAGATTTTGCGCCTAAACCCAAACAACCAGCAGCGCCAAGTTATTTAATGCCTTCGTCAATGCAAATGCCGGTGCAGCAGGAAAACTTAGGATCTCTAACGGAGCAACCAACAGGTCAAATGCGGCAAGCGGCAACTGGCTTGACCTACGCGCCGCCTACATCATCTGCTGAAGTAGATTTTATGCGCTCAGAACTTTTGAAAAAAGGTTATCCAATTGAGAGTTATGGCGATAGCGATATTAAAGAATTATATAAATTGTTTATGCAGTAGGTTAATTTATGGCTAAAGCAAAACCTAAAAGCCGAAAGTCTGGCCCAAGCTTATCAGTAGGGCGCGGAGAAAAGCTGTCTGTGAAGCGTGGCGGTGGTTTAACGGCTAAGGGTAGGGCAAAATATAACAAGGCCACAGGGAGCAATCTCAAGGCTCCTGCGCCTAGCCCAAAGACGAAGAAAGAGAAAGCCCGTAAAAAATCGTTCTGCGCCAGATCACAGGGATGGACGGGTGAACGGGGCAAGGCTGCGCGTAAAAGGTGGAAGTGTTAAATGTCTGGCCGTGGATTAAGAGCAGTTAGCGATCTTGGGCAAACCTTGCTTGGTTATTTGTTAAAAGCTGATGATATTGTAGCAAATACGCCTCAAAAGCAAATGGCAAAGCGGATCTTGCAAATGCGAGAGCAAGGTAATGCTTCAGCGGTTACAGATGAAATGATGAACCAAGCAGATCCGCAAACAATGTTTAATTATACTCCGATGACTATGGACACGGCCTCAAGAATGGATCGCGCCAGAGCGCTTGGTTTCATCCCAGAGGAAAGACAATTTCATGGTTCATCTTCCCATGGGGATATAGATAGATTTGCCTTTGATGATCCAGAGCGTCCGATCTACACATCAAGCAACCCAGCAGTTTCTAATACATACACCGACAGAACAGACAGCGGTATGTATGATTTGTTGGTAAATCGCGGTGATCCTTTTGATTTCTCAGCAGACGCCAGTGGCGCACATTACAGAGGTTTAAACCCATATATTAGGGCCGATGATGGAAACCAATTGTTCAATCATTTTCAAAAATCTGGAGTTGACATAGATACTGATAGCGAAACGCCTTTGCAGTTTCCATTATCTGATGTTTTGACAGGGAAAGATGATGATCCCGACATTTTAAAAAGAATTGATTTTTTGCAGGGCGTAACGGGTTCAACGCCTAATGAGATACCATTATCTCCTATGTCTACTGATACAATTGCAAACGCAATGCGTGAAACTATGGAGATCCCTTCATCTCAAGATGGTGGAAGAATTACATATGGCCGATTAGAAAACATTATTGATCGTGGCCCATATTCCCCGCGTCCTGATGAGGTTCCAGACATTTACAAGGATTATAAAGATTTTCAAGCAGCGGCAAGAAGCCCATCCACTGACCAAATCATAACTGATGCAACTAGAGTTAGGTCAAGGTTTGCGAGGTTTGATCCTGCGTTTTCTCATTTAAAAAATCTTACTGCTGCCGGTTTGCCGGTAAGTGTTGGTCTTTCATATTTGTTGAATGACCCCGACACTACAGAAAAAGAAATAGAGCAATATCTTGCAGAGGTTAAGGGCTAATGTCTGGATTTATAGATTGGTTAATGTCTAACAGAGGTGCGTTACAGCCAGAAAACCGTGATCCGCGTGAAAGTATCGGTAGACAGTATTTAAGAGAGGCTGCATCAGATTTGAATGATGCTGTAAATGCTTACGAAGTACCTTCAATGAACCCTGTTTTTACACTGCCAAAGTTACTTCTTGCGTTAGATCCTGCAATTAGATCAGGAACAGGTGCGGCAGTATCAACGGCTCAATCTCTTTCTGAAGGGTTCCCATTTTTTCAAGATGAAAAGTCAAGTGACAGAATGGGCCGTGATTTAATTGCGTTAGTTGATGAAAGCCCCGTTGAAATGATGGTCGCGCCTTATGCGGGCATATTAGATAAAGCTGGTGAGTTTGGTTCTATGGTCAAGAGATCACGGCCATATCTTCTTGGCGATACATTAGAGGGAAACCCTGATGTTATGAATTTGCCAGAAAAGGGCAGACCGGCAGCAGTAGGTATTCCAGATGAAGGCAGATTTTCTTCTAGGCCAATTGCTGAAGTGCAGAGCGCATCTCGCAATTATATGAATGAAGTTGGCATAGATATTCCAGAATATATTGAATACCCAGAATTAGATCAGCAGCGGGCCAAATATATCGCAGCAGCGTATGAGCGCATGAAGCACGATCCAGACAACCCAGATGTAAAAGCAGCATATGAGGCTCTTAAAAACGAAACTATGGCGCAGTATGAAACGCTAAGAGATACGGGAATAGATTTTAAGTTTTTGCGCGAAGGCCAGACAGATCCATATGCAAAAAGTCCCGCGATGGGTTATCAGGATGTTGTGGAAAACAAGGAATTGACTGTATTTCCTACTGACTTTGGCTACGGATCTGGCGAATTTGATGCATCAGACAACCCGTTATTAGGTTTTGTAGGTCAGGTTGGCGATAAAGAAGATGCTGTTGCTAATGACGCTTTCCGCGTTGTGCATGATATGTTTGGGCATTTAGGCGCAGGAAACCCGCAGTTTAGAGCAAAAGGTGAAGAACGCGCTTGGTTAGAGCATAGCAGGATGTTTAGTCCAGAAGCCCGAAAGGCTATGACAACTGAAACACGCGGTCAAAATAGCTGGTTAAATAGCGGGCCATTTGCAGATCAGAATGCTACCGCTTTAGGCGCTGACACAGTGTTTGCCGATCAGAAAGCCGGTTTGCTGCCAGATTGGGCTGTAGATCCACAGGGTATGCCCAAAGGCATTGAGCGTGATGAGCTAGACGAAATTATTAAGAAGTGGGGCAGATAATGAGAAAGGGTTTACGGCAAGCTTCACAGTTAGCAAAAGGCTTGCTTGATTTGTTTCATTACTCTGACGAAGTGCGGCCAGTTATTGACCCATTGCAACATCTGAGCAATCCCAATATTCGCGGTATGGAGCGTGAGTTGGCATATGGAACGAGGTTATCAAAGTATGGTGAAGTGCCAGAGGTAATTTATGATCCTTACCCGCCACAATCTTATTTTGGAACATCAAGCTACTCTCCCGAAACTGGTTTAGGTGATGTTGTCCACAAAACAACGGCTGATGAAGAAGCTTTCTACGATGTATCCGATGATTTAAAAAAGTTTATGCCTTTGGCGCGTGAAGAAGTGATGGACAGATTAACGGAGTTTGACAAAAAGTTTACACCATATGAGGTAAACTTAATGGTGCAAGGCAGGGCCATGAGTTTAGCAAAAGAGGCTAAATATTTAGGCTTGAGCAATAGAAAATACAGGCCAGATGTATATACTCAATTTAACGAAGTGATCCCGCAAGAGGTTCAGCCGTTAGGGCAAGAAATGATGTCATTGGTGGAATACCTAGAGAGCATAAAAAAATGACAGTATATGAGATAGAAGTTGATGATATGGGGCTGGGCTTAATGCGCAGTGACCCATTTTATAAAAGCATTGATGTAGTGAGTGAGAAACCTACCGGCACAATGCAGAAACGTTACTTGGTTAAAGTTGTTGAGCGAGAAGAAAACGCATATTACGCAAAAAGCGTTTAACCTTGGGTTCTCAGCCAAAGTATGATAAAAGTAAGCCAATCTTAGGAGATTTACATGGCGATCACAACTTACGCAGAGTTACAAACTGCAATTGGCGATTGGCTGAACCGCGCCGATCTTGACCAAAAGATACCTGATTTTATTCGGTTAGCTGAGAGCACGTTAAATGATGTTCTGCGTTCTGCTGATATGGTTACGCAATCAACATCTATAGCAATTACAAGTGGCCGTGCGACACTTCCATCGGATGCTTTAGAAATTGTTTATGCGCAAGTTGCTTCAACTGAGGACGAGCCGTTAGAGCAAATTACACCGCAACAGCTTACAATGCTGCGCAGAACAAGAACAAGAAATGCTGCAAATCCTAGATTTTATGCAATTGTTGGTCGTGATATTGTGGTAACTCCAACGCCTTCATCTGGGTCTTTAGATTTAGATTATTATCAAAGATTGCCAGTTTTGACTGATAGCAACACAACAAACTGGTTGCTGACAGATAGCCCGCATATTTATCTTTATACCAGCTTGCTTCACGCAACGCCATTTTTGATGGATGATGCTCGCTACGCAGTATTCAACAATACAGTAAGCCAGCAAGTTATGTCAGCAGTACGTTCTCAGCAAACTCTTGCTTTAGATGATATGAAAATGGCAGGGTTCTCTTTGTCAGCGCCTACTGATGTTGCGGCAGCGCAGCAATCGGCTCTGGCATCTGTCGCGGGGTAAGGCTTTTAAATGGCAATTACATCTTATGCCACGTTGCAAGATGCAATCTTAGCTTATGCAAATAAGCAGGATATAGCGCAGTCATTAGATACATTCATTGCCTTGGCAGAAGCAGATATGCAGCGCAAAGTGCGTCACTGGCGTATGGAACGGCGCAGCACGGCACTTCTTGATACTCAATACACGGCTTTACCTACCGATTTCTTAGAGCCAATCAGAACTATGTTGACGGGCGCAGATCCGCTTCATTTAGAAGTGATTGGAATTGGTGAGTTGGCAGAGCGGCGTGAGGCTGCAAAAGATGCAAGCGCAAAGCCAAAGTATTATGCTATCGTAGACGGTACGATAGAAGTTTTCCCGAAACCTGATGCAGATTATACTTTTGAGATGGTTTATTATTCAGATATTCCCGCTTTAAGTG